ACTGCTGAGGCGCTTGCCGCATACATCAGCGGCCAGTGTGCCGACCACGTTGTCATTCGCATCCCAATAGTTGCTGCCGGTGTAACCGCACTCCGTCGAGCGGTAGACCCATTGGCAGATGTTGGCGATGCACTGCCGCTTAGGTGCCCGCACACCCACCAAGTCAAATGCCGCGGCCAGCTCGAACTCCACCACCTGCCGGCTCTCGGATGACTTGCGCGCGATCTTGTAGACCTCCCGCGGGAACTCAGCGGTCGGGTCCGGCGTGCCGTAGGGGTTGGTGCCGCCAGTGAAGTTAGCGCCATCAATGTAGCGCGCCATCGTGCGGATCCTGGTCAGCGTTGCCCCTGTCAGATCGTTGCCGGCAGTGGTCGCATTGACTGTCGCGAGAATCGTCGTAATGCTGCCGAGGATGTTGCTCACCTTGATCTTCGGCCGCGGCAGGCTGCCGGTGCCTGTGTACTCAAATCCCTCGGCCTCGACCGGGAACCGCTGATAGCTGTTGCTATTCCAGACCAGCTCACCGTTGGCGTCCATGTTGCTGCCGGCATGGAAGCGGTACACCGTGTTGCTGCCATGCAGTGCGGTGACAAGCTGCAGCTCGAATAGCTCGATGATGCTGCTCGGCGCGATCTTCTGTAGCTCTGAGACGGGTATCGCCATGGCTACGGCTCGAATACCTCGATGAAGGTGGCGGTGATGTTGTTGAAGTTGCAGGAGCGCAGGGTGGTCTGCCACTCCCTGCAGATGTATTTGCCCGCACTGCCGCGGGGCGGTGTCCAGTCGAAGCTCTCGACGCCAGCTCGGGCATCCAAGAAGGCCGTGATGTTATCGCGCTCGGTATCGGTGCGGTTCAGGAAGTTGAGTTGCCACTCCTTGCCATTGCGGTGCAGGCCGAAGCCAACGCGATGCTGGTAGCCATCACCTGCCTCGAATGTGACCACCCGCGGCTTGCTGATCTCAGTGGCCTCAAAGCTGGGCGTGTAGGAAAAGGTGGCCATTAGTTGAGCAAGCCTCCTGGGCGCTTCTGAATCACGATCTCATTCTTGACGGCTTCGCTGATTGCCCGGCCGAACTCGGCGCCCTTGGCGTTATCACCTTGAACGCTGGTGCCGCTGGCGTCAACATTCACCACCACGCTCACCGCGCCACCGCCATTAGCGGCCTGCACGCCGAGGCGGCCATCACGGCCACGGCGCAGCGGCATGATCGCTTCAGGTCCGGCCTCGCCCATCAGGCCAATGCCATTGGCGAAGGGGAACATCGTCGGCCTGTCGACGATGCCGCCACGGGCGAACTTCTGGATGCCGTTCTGAGCGAAGACGTTGCCCATGGCGCTCGGCTTGATATTGAAGATATCGAAGATGCCACCCACCAACGGTCTGATGATGGCCTGCCGGATCGCAATGCGAGCAATGTCAGCGATGATGCTGTTGGCCAAATCGGTGAAGTTCGCCTTGCCAGTGGTGACGAAGCTGGTCAGTTGATCCTCCAAGCCTTGGAAGGCGCCCTTAACTGAATCGGCAACTTGTCCGCCGAAGTTCTTGAGGCTGTCGTAATACTGCCGAAGGCTTTCGCCGAAGGTATCTCCGAAGCCATCCTTTACCTGCTTGCTGGCTGCCACCAGCTCCTTCAGCTTGTCGATCTGCGCCTGAGTCAGACCAGGCAGGCGTTCGAGGATCGTTTGCAGTTCACGATCGATCTCGACCTGCTTGAGCTTGTCGCCGGTGATCAGGCCAGCCTTGATCTGCAGATCCTCCACTATGCGGTTGTAATTTTCTTGCAGTTCATTGCGCTTCAGAAAGTCCTTCGCAATATCAGAGCCAATTTGCGCGGCTACATCACCATAGGTTTGCAGCATAGTTTTCTCGGCATCAGCCAAGTCGATCGCATCCTGTCTGGTCTTGAGTTTGCTTTCCTCATATTTCAAGGATGCAATGTCAAACCGAAGATTCGCGGCCTTGAGTGTTTCACCTTTAAGCTCGGCGGCATTTAAGGCCAGCCTGAGCTGATACATGCGCTCGCTCATATCAGCTTCTTTTTTCGGCTTCGCGCCAGCGCCCGTGCGCAAGCCACTCAGATCCGGTGTCGTGCCGGGCGGAGGTGTCGGGATGTTGGGCATCGTCATGGCGCCCTGCAAGCTAGTGCCGATCTTCTTGGTGATGTCGTCAATCAACTTGCTGAGACCAACAGCTAATCCGGCGCCAACAAGGCCACCAGTAACCAAGCCAACGGCCTTTGCCTGTGCAGGTCCAGGAGTCTGCAGGCCAGCGATCAAGCTAAGCACCGCGGCGCGTGCTGTTTGCACTGCAAGCATTGCGCGCTCAAGAAGCAACATGCCCTTTGTGATCCCATGCAATGTCTGCATGGCTTTTACAAAGTTCGTGATATTGGTCGCGATAAAGATGCCAGCAGTCACACCGCCGAGCACCACCATCGTCTTGATCAGGCCAGCAGCCACCTGCTGCAGTCCTGCTGCGCCGCCGATCGCTTTGTAGAACTCGCCCGCAAGGTTGCCCACGAAGGTGATCGCCTGCGTGACCACACTCACCAACCCACTCATCACCGGCAGCAGCGCTGATCCGATCTGCACGGTGAGCACAGTGGTCTGAGCTTTCATCAGGCCAAGCTGATCATTGAACGCATCAGCCTTGTCGGCAAAATCGGGACCTATGCCGAGGCCGAAGCGCTGGATCTCTTGACTGCCAAGATTCAGGATCGGGATCAATTCGGCACCAGCTTTGCCGAAGATCTTGAGCGCCAGTGCTGCCTTCTCCGGTCCATCACGCAACTGAGCAAAGCGATCAGCTACATCGAGGAACACCTTGTCGGCACTACGCAGCGTGCCATCCGCCTCGGTAGTAGCAACACCGATCGTCTTGAACGCAGCAGCCGCTGCCTCCGTGCCAGTGGCCGCGGCCACCATGTTCTTGTTCAGGAAGGTCAGTCCCTTTGCCACACCCTCGAGGCTGGTGCCAGACAGCTCTGCTGCAACCTTGAACTGCCCCAGCGTCTCCACGCCAACGCCAGTGCGCTGCGACAAATCGCGCATATCGTCCGCTAAGTCGATTGCCGACTTCGCCAGTGCCACTACACCACCCGTAACTGCTACAGCCGCCAGACTCTTGAGGCCGGTGTAGAGCAGGTTGGTCGCCATGCTGGCGTTCTTGATGCGCCCCTCGAGGCCTTGCATCGAGTTGCCAAGGCGCCGGATATTGTTCTCACCTGCCACGTTGGCGGTGATCTTCAGCATGGCCTCCATGTTCATTGCCATGGCTATGCCCCCTGCTTATTGATCACCGTCATCGCTGCGGCCTCCATCACCTGAAGATCCTCCAGCAGCGCACGCGGTTCCTCTACGTCGTACAGCTTAAACAGCCAACGCACCGCTGCATAGTCCAATCCGATCACTCCACTCATCGTGGTGCGCCACTGCGTCTGGACTCGCAGGAACATTTCAACCACTGGCCAGTTCTCAGGCAGGATGCCGAAGTCTTCATCCGGTGGCGGCGGCAGATCCGGCAGCTCAATCCCCATGGCCGCTGCATCGTCGGCGGTTTCGTCCACAACGCCACCGCCTGCCCAATGCTCAGCGGCCTCGATCAGTTTTTTCGCTTAGCTCCCTGCAGGCTCTCGAAGTAGGCCACCGTGATGGCGCTCGCAAGCATCGGCACATCGAGCAACTGCTCCAGTGCTTTCTGGCTAAAGGGCACATCCTTGCCATCGCCATCGGTCACACCAGACCAGCCGACCAGCACCTCGGCTGCAAGATCAGCGTCGGTGATCTCCTCGGTCTTGATTTGGGCGCCGATCTCCGTGATGCGGGACTGGCTCAACCGACGAAACTCCCCGTCGAAGGTCTGCCGTTGCATACGGCCACCGTCGACGGGGATATCAAATGCGATCGGCCACGAGTAGGTATCCGACTGCTTAAGAACAAAAGCCAAGGTCAGGTGTAGACGAGACTGAACTCATCATTGCCTGAACTGGTCGGAACCGCAATAAACGGCATGTTCAGCATCTGCACGCCATCCTGATCCGAATAGGTCAGGTTGCCCAGATCCGACTGGGCAGTGGTCACCGTGGCGATGTTGCCAGCGGTGGTGCCGTGCTGGAACGTGATGCTGCCGGTGCTGCTGCCGGTAGCGATCGTGAAGAAGTCCTTGGCCGTGATGGTCGGAGCTTCGATCACGATGGTGCCACTGGGCGCCCGGTTGGTGATCATGATCTCCTTAGTGCAGCCGACCAACTCGCGATAGATCACGTCGTTGGCCATGCTGAAGTTGTAGCTCTGCAGGCAGCCGCTGTAGGAGAACGCGGTGAAGTTGGTGGTGTTGCCCTCTTTGAAGATCAGCGGGGTGGCCTGGTTGGCGTAGGTCGGGGTGGGCAGCGTCTCATCGGTCGGAGCGTTGTAGATGCCCGTCATGGTGAAGCTGATCACGGGGATCTGACCCACCTCGCCGTTGATCTCAAAGGTGCCGCGGCAGCCGGTCAGCTTGTGGCGGATGCCATCCTCGTGGTAGTGGATAGTGCAGCTCTCGAAGCCGCTGCTCTCGGGCGCGTAGGTGGCGCTGGTGCTGGTCACCAGCGTCTCAGACAGGCCGCAGCTACGCAGCACCGGACCATAGGCCGGAGCGGTGCCAGCGGTGCCGGAGCCAGCCAGCTCAACCTCGAAGGTCACCTCGACGCGAGTCTGAGCCAGCAGTTGATCGGCTTGCCCCATGTAAGGGCGCACCAGATCGCGGTTCACGGTCTCAGCGACCAGCGGCTGGATCTCGAGGTTGCGCACGAGAATGGCATTGCTCGAGCCGGTCGGGCTTGAATCAGTGCCGTAGGTGCTTTCAATCTTCGCCAGGATCAGGCGCCGGCGCGTCAGAACTGATGCCATCGGTGGCTACCTCAGGTTGTGGATGGGGAGCCGGCTGAGTTCGCTCGATGAGCTTTCGCTTGCCGGTTTTCTT